GGATGCTGCTGGTTCGTTTGGGCCTGAAGTTGCTGAGTGGGCTTCCCAGTACCTGAACATTGAGCTGATGCCTTGGCAACGCCGCGTTCTTGACGCTCAGCTGTCCTATGACGCAAACGGTCGGTTCCTCAACCAGGTATCGCTCGTGTCCGTGGCGCGGCAGAACGGCAAGACCGCGGCACTCAAAGCGTTGGTCGGTTGGTGGCTGACCCGGTTGTGGGATGAGCCGCAGGTGATCCTGACGACCGCGCACCGCCTCGATCTCGCCTGCGCACTGTTCCAGGACCTTGCCCCAGTGCTCGAAGCGTCATTTGGGCTGTCCAAGCACGACATTGTGTGGGCGTACGGCCGCAACCAGATTAAGGTCGGACCAAACAAATGGATTGTCCGCGCGGCGAAGCCGTCAGCTGGGCACGGTCTCAGTTGCGATCTCATCATCGTCGACGAACTGTTCGGCGTCGACACCGAGACCCTCGATATCGGTCTGCGACCAACCCAACGCGCCAGAAACAACCCCCTGCTGTCAATGTGGTCGACCGCGGGCACCGAGGAATCGGTGGCAATGCTCAAATGGCGCGAGGAAGCGCTCCGCGCAATCGATACCGGGGACAAGGCACCCCTGTACCTGGCAGAATACTCACCCCCGCCCGAACTGGACCCGATGACACCCGAGGCATGGGAATACGCCAACCCAGCACTTGGGCACACGCTCAGCATTGACACCCTCGAAGCTGAATCCCACGCCCCGAACCGTGCCGGCTTCCTACGCAGTTCCGTCAACCTGTGGGTACAAACCGAAACAGGCTGGCTGTCCCCTGGGCTATGGAAAGAACGCACCACCGACCTGCCCCCAAAGCCTGGCGGCGTGTTGGCTGTGGAGGTCAGCGTTGACGACGGCCGGTACTGCGCGGTCCGCGTCAACCACAACGCCGAAAACATCCTGACAGCAACCGTCGCGTTTATGTGCGACACCCTCACGGCAGTGTGGGATCATGTCAGGCAGGAACTTGCGTCCAATCCTGGCCTCACGTTGGCTATCACTCCGACTCTCGACGTACATTGCCCTAGCGACCTGGCTCGCAAACGCATCATTGTCGGCTACCGCGAGATCACGTCATTTACTGGAGCAGTTAGGCAGTCAATTGTCGAAAACAAACTGCAACACACCGGGGAAACAATGCTTGCCGAACACGTCGGCCGTGCCGTCGCCGTCCGCACTCCAGGCGCTATCGCACTGTCCAGTACCAAATCACCGGGGCCGATCGAACTAGCACGATGCCTCGTGTGGGCCGCTGGACTCATGTCCAAGCCGCGTCCCAACGTGACACGCCCTGCGATCGCATTCGTGCGACCGAACGCCTAGGCTTGACGCATCATGGGCATTTTCTCGGGCGTCCAAACCAGCAAGATTGCACCCCACGCGGCGATCGGTGCAGCCGTTGGCGCGGCAGGCAACCCCAACGTCGGCAACTTCATGACCTACATGACGGGCTTTGACCGTCTACAGGCCATCAACATCCCCACCATCAGCCGGGCGCGCGACCTTATCTGCTCAATGGTTGGCGCGCTCACCATCAAACAATATTCATGGCAATGGAACGCCGCAGAACAGGAATACGAAAAGACATACCTGCCCGACGACGTCTGGTTCGATCAACCCGACCCAAACGTCACCCGCAACTTCATTCTCAGCTGGACCACCGACGACCTGATCTTTTACGGCCGCGCCTTCTGGGTCGTCACTAAGCGCTTCGGCAACGGCTTCCCCGCCGAATTTACCTGGATTCCCGCCGCCGACGTACAAACCCGCGACCAGGCAGGCCCCCAATGGTTCGGCCCGTCGCGTCAAATCACGTTTAACGGCCTCGATCTTGACACCCGGGACGTAATCCAGTTCATCAGCCCCATCCAGGGCTTGCTGTCAATGGGCGCACGGGCGATCCGCACCGCGCGCAACCTTGACGAATCCGCTGAGCGATTCGCCCGCAACCAAATCCCGTCGGGCATCCTCAAGCAGACCGACGGTGAGCCGATGAGCTCCGAGGAACTGGCCAACATGGCCGCGGCATTCGCTGACGCGCGCGAAGCGAACGCAATCGCCGCGCTCAACCAGTTCGTATCGTTCGAACCCCAGTACGTTGACCCGTCAAAGATGCAGTCGGTCGAATCACGCGAACATCAAGCACTGGAGATGGCGCGCATCGCCAACATCCCGCCCTATCTCGTCGGCATTAACACCAGCTCGATGACCTATGCAAATGCCCAGCAGGCCCGACAGGACCTCTACCTGTTCGGCGCCAAGCCGTTTGTGGACGCGATTGAGCAAACCCTTAGCATGAACAACGTGACGCCCCGCGGGCGTTACATCGAACTAGACGTGAAGTCATACTTGGAGGAAAACGACATGGCCGGGGATGAAGGAAACGCTGCCCCCGAATCCCCGGCCAGCAGAACGCCCGAAAGGATTGACGACTAATGCTCAAGCTCACTGCCAGCAACACCTTTGTCACCGCCGAGGAAGGCGAATCGCCGCGCTCAATCAGCGGCATCGCCGTCCCGTGGAACGTCGAAGCCACCGTCTCAGACGGCACCCGCGTCAAGTTCTTGCCGGGATCGCTCCCCGTCAAGGGCAAGGCCCCCAAGCTGCTGAAGTACCACGATTCCACCCAGCCCGTCGGCGTCGTCACTGGGCGCATGGATTCCGAGGCTGGAATGCTGTTCACCGCGCGGATCAGCAAGACCCGCGACGGCGACGACGTGGTTGAGCTCATCAAGGACGGCGCGATTGATTCCGTGTCTGTCGGCGTCAACCCAGTCGACGCTTCCTACGACGAGGATGGCACCCTTGTGGTTGCTAAAGGCGAGTGGATGGAACTATCGTTAGTCACAGCGCCGGCGTTTGCTGGGGCTCAAATCACCGAGGTTGCAGCGGCCGAGGGCTCACAACAGGAGACTGCACCAGTGGAAGCAACCAAGGACGTTCAGATCGAAAGCGCGGCAGCAGTTTCAGCTCAGCCGCAGACCGTGTCGGCACCTATCTGGGCCGAAGCCAAGAAGTCGTTTAAGCTCCCGTCGCCGACGGAGTACATGGCTTCGTTCGTGCGCGGTGGCGCCGACTTCGCGCAGCTGAACGCCAACATCAAGGCCGCGGCTCCCAACATCACGACGGCTGACACGCCTGGCATCCTGCCGGAACAAATTGTGTCACCTGTGTATGACGGGCTGAATGCGATCCGTCCGTTCGTGTCGGCGATCGGCGTTCGTGCGATGCCGCAGAGCGGTGCGACGTTCCGTCGTCCCAAGATCACGACCCGCCCGGTCGTGACGCAGCAGCCCACGGGCCAGCTCAACACGCTTGACCCGTCGACGGTCGGTGTCTCCAACACGGACATTAGCAAGCTCACGTTCGGCACCTACGTCACGCTGTCCGAGCAGGACCTCGACTGGACCGACCCGAACAGCCTCGCAATCGTCCTTGATCAGCTCGCGATCGCTTACGGTCAGGCCACCGACAACTACGCCGTTGACACGATGGTGTCGGGCGTGACTCAGTTCGAGACGCTCAACGCTTTCGACGGCAAGGACATTGTCGAAGCGATTTACGGCGCCGCGTACCAGATCAGCAACAGCTCGAACTACCTGCCGACGCACTACTTCGTCGCGCCGATCGTCTGGGCCAAGCTTGGCATGGCAGTCGACAACGCTGACCGCCCGGTATTCCCGTTTGTCGGTTCGACGAACCTGATCGGCCAGAACGCCGCAGGCTCGCAGTCGGCCACATCGTGGAACGGCAACCCGTTGGGCCTGTCGCTCGTCGTCGATAAGAACATGGCTGGCGGTGTCGCATCGGGCAACCTGTTCGGCGTCGTCGGACACGCAGCCGGCCCCGCCGCCGGCTTCGAATTCTACGAACAGCAGAAGGGCGCAATCAGCATCGACGTACCCTCGACGCTTGGTCGTACCATCGCCTTCCGTGGCTACGCAGCCGCGTTCATGGCCGATGCGACTAAGTTCGTCAAGGTCCTTGTCGCCTAACTAAGACCTCCTCCAAGGCTGCTAACGATGGCTGCATTGACCGTCACCCATAAACAGGTGACGCAAAATGTGGCCATCGTTCAGCTTTTACAGGAACATCAGCTACAGATCGGCCAGTCGTTCACCCTGTCCGGGATGGGCGCACCTTGGGATGGTGCGCGCGTCGTCACTGGGCTTCCCAACTATGAGCTCATCGATATCAGTGACCAGGGTGACCCGATCTACAACATTGACGGCCCGATCATTCTCGGGCAGGTCCAATTTGCGCTGACAACCGCCGACGTAGTGCGCCAAGCCGCGTCAGGGACACTGACCTACACCATCAGCTGTACCTGGTCGACACTTGCCGACCTAGAGGATTACCTCGGGATCACGTTCACCAACCCGAGCGTTGACCGCGACCGCGCCACGTTTTCAGTCAACGCGGCAAATGCATTCGCTTACCGTCGCCGGCAGGAATCGGGCTACTTCGATGCCAGCGTTAGCACCGCGCCTAGCGCCGACGTCCTGCTAGGGACAATCATGTATGCGGCGGCCTTGTACAGGGAGGCGGGCTCAATCGACCAGTTTGCGTCGTTTGATCCGCTGGCCACTGGCGCCCCGGTGGGCGGCAGTTTCGGTCAAATCCTGCGCCTCATGGGCTGCAACCGACCCCAGGTGGCCTAATGCCCAACGACAATATGTTTAACGCTGGCTACGACGCCATCGTGACAACCCTTGGCACCGCCACAGGCTTGACGATCGCCGATGATCCGCGCAATATCAACCCGCCAGGAATCCTCGTGCAGGCGCCGGTTATCACCATGCACAGCAACAACGTGGCCGAAATGGAATTCGCGGTGACCGTGATCGGCACAGGCCCGGGCAATCGCAATGCACTGGTCAAACTGCTTGAGATCGCAGACAAAGTGCGCGAAGGCAAGATTGGACTCAAATCAGCACGACCCGTCGTTCAGCAAATTGGTGGGGCCGAGTTCCCTGCCTATGAGCTGATGATTACCACACGAATCCAGCCTTAGCGCTTAGACTGAGCGTAGGCTGGCAGCGCCGAACAAAGGAGCTTCTTACATGGCCAACCCCACGACCCTTCTCCCCTCAGGCGTTTTTAAGATCGGTGCCGCAGTCGGCTCGGTTGTCGACTACACCGACAACGTCAAGAGCGTTGTCGTCACCAAGTCGCGTGAGCAGCTCGATGCCTCCAGCTTCGGCAACACGGGCCGCTACTACGTCGGCGGCCTCACCGACTGCACCATCACGGCAACCCTGATGGTCAACGACACGATCGCCAACGCGCTTGCCGCGCTCGTCGGGACCAACTGCTATGCAGCGGCTCGCCGCAGCTCGGGTGCTATTAGCTCAACGAACCCTGAATATCAGCTGACGGGCGCATATTTCGAGTCGTTCGACGTCGTCAACGCTTCGGTTGGCGAGCTCAGTGAAGTCGAAGTCACTGTCGTCGGTGGAACGCTCGTCGAGGACACCACCCCGTGAAATTAAGCATCAGGGTGGCGTACCTTCTCCATTCCGGGCAGAAGGTTGATGAAACAGTGACAACGACAATCGCAACGGTTGCCGCGTGGGAACGCAAATTTAAGCGTCGCGTGTCCGATATGCAGCAAGGCATCGGCATTGACGACATTGCGTTCCTGGCATGGCACAAGCTGGTTGCCGACAAGAAAGAGTCACGCGAGTACGACGCCTGGCTGGCAACCGTCGAGGAAATCAATATTCCTGACGTGGAGCCGACAAACCCTACGGAAGCGGCAGCGTCCGCCGCCAGTTAGCGGACCTGCTGCTAACGACCGGGTACTGGCCACCTGAGATACCGTTTGATTTAGAAGATTTGGCCACAGTGCACCTGTTGGCTAAGAAGGCGGCGAGAAAGGGACAACGATGACCGCCTCGGCAGGTGTCACGGTTGTCGGTGTTAAGGAAACACTGCGCGAGCTCAGCAAGATCGAGCCTGAGCTGCGCAAGGAGATCATCGCTGATTTTAAGCAGGTTGTGAAGCCTGTGATTGACGAAGTGCGCGGCGCACTACCTGCCGATCCGCCGCTGTCGGGCTTCGCTCGATCATGGAAAGCCGGCAAGATTTTTCCATGGTCAACCGCGGTCGTGTCCAAATCGGTGGCGGCCAAGGTTGACACCCGCAAACGTGGCAACGCCCTAGCCGTGCTCAAGGTCGTCATGAAGTCGGCTGGCGGCACTGTGGCCGATATGTCGGGCAAGCGCGGCGGTTCTACTACGAGCGGGCAGATCATGATTGATCGTTTGGAAGCCCGATTCGGTCGTGCGTCGCGGTTCATGTGGCCAGGCTTTGAGCGTCGCTCAGGCGACGTTGAGCAAGGCATTGGCAAGGTGGTTGAGAAGGTCAGTGATGCTACGAACCGTAGGCTGATCTCCTAATGGCTGTCACAATCCCCATCATTAGCGAGTTCGACGGGAAGGGTGTTTCCCGCGCGATCGAAGAATTTAAGAGCCTTGAGACTGTCGGTCAGAAGGCTCAGTTTGCGCTGCGCAAAGCCGCGATCCCGGCTGCCGCGGCGATCGGTGGGCTCGCTGTTGCACTTGGTGGTGCAACGAAGGCTGCGATGGAGGACGAGGCTGCACAGACTCAGCTGGCGGGCGTCCTGACCCGTTCAGGCATGGCTACAGCCGAACAGGTTGCTCAGACCGAGGCTTTTATTAGTGCACTGTCTCGCGCTACCGCTGTTGCCGACGATGAGCTCCGCCCGGCACTCGCTGGGCTTGTGCAATCGACGGGCTCGGTTGAGTACGCACAAGAACTGCTTGTCCAAGCCCAGGACATTGCCGCGTCAACAGGCAATGACCTTGCCACCGTCACTGATGCCCTGTCTAAGGCGTACAACGGCAACATGAAGGGCTTGCGCGCCCTCGATGCGTCGCTCATCCCCGTAATCAAAGACGGTGCCACCTTTGACGAGGTCATGGAGATGCTCGCCTACACGACCGGGGGCGCAGCTGCCCAGGCCGCGGAAACAGCCGAAGGCAAGATGCGCAACCTGTCAATCCAGATTGGCGAAGCCAAAGAATCGATCGGTGCCGCGCTTATTCCCGTTGTCGAGCGCCTGATTGACCTACTGCTCCCGCTTGCCGATTGGATGCAACAGAACACCGACATTGTGCTGATTCTGGCTGGGGTGATCGGCGGCCTGTCAGCCGCTGTGCTGGCAATCAACGCCGCAATGAAGGTCTACCAGGCAACCCTCGTCGTCGTAAAGGTTGCGCAGGCCGCGCTTAACTTTGTCATGAGCGCCAACCCGATCGGCCTGGTGATCCTGGCCATTGCCGCGCTCGTCGCCGCGTTTGTCATCCTCGAAAAGAAGTTCGGGGTCGTCTCAATGGCTGTCGAATGGCTGGGCGAACAGTTCTACAAATGGATTATTAACCCGCTAAAGACGATCATTGATTTGGCGGGCCGCGCCGCGTCCGCGGTTGGCAAGATTGCCGGTGGCATCGGCGGAGCCATTAGCGCGGTGATCCCAGGCCTGGCGGACGGTGGCATTGTGACCAGCCCTACCCTGGCAATGGTTGGCGAAGGCGGCGAACCCGAAGCCGTAATCCCGCTGTCCCAGCTGGACCGATACGGCGGTGGTGGAGGCATCAATATCACGATCAACAGCACCGTCGCCGACGAGCGGCTCGGTGACGTCATCGTGAACGCCCTGCGCCAATACAACCGTCGCAGCGGCCCAATCAACGTCGCGGTGGCCTGATGCCTGCCGCAGTAGTCCAATCAGGCACCTACACCCTTGAGCTCGACACGGGCTGGGACGTAGGCAGTTTCCGGCTCGACGACACGCTCAAAGGCGTCCTTGACAACACGACCTATTTGCTCGGCCCAACCACCCAGTACGCCGATATCACCGAGTACGTCACTGCGGTCCAATACAAGCGCGGCCGCCAAAAGCCCGACGACCAGTTCGGTGCAGGCACTCTCACGTTTGTCATGCGCGACGAGACAGGCATCCTCGGCCCATACGACTCCAGCAGCCCCTACTACGACCCCAACAGCAACCAGCCCGGACTCGCTCCCATGCGCCGCGTCAGGTTCAGCCGCGGCAACGAATACCTGTTCCAGGGCACCGTCATTGCCTACGACTACAACTTCGAGCTCGCAGGCCCAAACATCGTCACCGTCAACTGCGCCGACGACTTCTACAAACTCGCCCAGGCATACCTTGACGAATGGAACGTCACAACTGAGACGACCAGCCAGCGCGTGGCAAGCCTCCTCGCCCTCCCTGAGGTGGACTTTACTGGTGCAACGTCGATTGAGACGTCCAGCGTCGCCCTGGGCCACGACAGCGCCTACACGGTGCCCGACGGCACCAACGCCCTGCAATACCTTGGCCAGATTCAGGAAGCCGAACAAGGCCGTGTTTTCATGTCCCGCGACGGCGTTTTGACCTTCCAGAAACGCATCGGCACCACCCTCAGCAACCCAGTCATCGTGTTCGATGACAACGGGAACACCCCTTACGACGGGCTCACCGTCGAATTTGACGCCGACAACGTCGTAAATCGCGCCCAGGTCATTGACCTCACCGGGGCGACAGCGACCGCGAACGACCTGGCATCGCAAGCCAAATATTTTATTCAGACCAAATCAATCCAAGGCAGCCTGCTGGACAGCAGCGAAATACAGGCCCTAGCCGACTATCTGATCGTTGCCGAGCCTGAGCCGCGATTTACCGCGGTACAAACTCGTTTTGCAATGCTGTCCAGCCTTGAGCGCGACGCGGTGGCCACGATCGACATTGGCGACACTATTGCCGTGCAAAAGGTCATTCCCGGGCTAAACACCACCCAGGCCGAGGAACTCAGTATTGAAGGCATTGAAGCCAATATTGACTTCCAGTCAGGCCACCGGCTCACGCTGTACACCAGCCCGACAACCATCGTCTACCAGCTGATCCTCGACGATCCGACTTACGGCGTACTTGACGCGCTGAACGTCCTAGGATAGGAGCATTATGGGAGCCAATGCACAGACCACCGTGCCCAGTTTTTCGCTGGGACAGGTGTTGACCAGCAATCAAATGAACCAGTCAGCTCGCACGGGAGTGCCCGTGTTTGCCGGTACTGCAGAGCGTGACGCCGCGTTTGGTGGCACAGGTGAAAAGACACTTGCCGAGGGCCAGTTGTGTTATCTTGAATCCACCAACGTGGTGCAGTATTACGACGGGTCGAGTTGGGCCACTTTGGGACCGACACCCGCACCGAAAATAGTGCAAATCGTGACAGGCAACACAAGCACCGAAGCAACATCCGCTACGACAACCTATGTTGACACGGGTCTTTCGGCAACAATTACGCCCACATCGGCGTCAAACAACATTTTGGTTGTTGTCAGTCAGCAGGGTGGTGTTAAAACATCGGGCAACGCCAACAACGCCATCAACATTAGATTGGTTCGCAATTCAACCAATATCCAAACATTTGCAAAGTCCGCAGGTTTTACTGCCTCAACTTTGAGTTTGTATCTTGCAACACTTTCAACGCAATATTTGGACAGCCCGGGCACAACCAGTGCGACGACCTATAAAACACAATTTGCCAACGACACAACAGCCACTGGTGTGCGGTTGCAAGATGCTGGCAACACGCAAAGCTGGATTACTCTTTACGAGGTGACACCATGAGCAACGAAAAAACCAAACATCAAGAATTGGTTGAATTACTAAATGATGCTGGCTTTGATAATGGGTGGGCGTTGTCTGGTGAAACACTCGTTGCATGGGAACACGAAGTAGAACCACCCGCACCGCTTGAGCGCCCAAAATGAAATTGAGCGAAGAAAACAAATGCTTGCTAGGAAGCTGGTTGCGAGCGTTCGTAGCAGGCGCCGCCGCGCTCGGTATCAACGGAAATTACGGGCTCGACGAAATGCTAAAAGCCGGGCTCGTCGCAGTGCTGCCCGTGATCTACAACTGGGCAAACCCGAACGATAAGCGGTATGGCCGCAAATAGGCTGCCGATCCGCCCGTTGCGGATGCCAGCCGATTTGGCTGGTCAAAAAAACGGGCAGCTGCACCCTGGCCTGTTGCGCACCGTACGCCCCTACGGACAGCTCCACAGGCTCGCCGCTGACGCCTACGAGGCCCTCCGAGCCGCGGCAAGGCCGTTCGGCGACCAGATACGCCCGATCAAGCCCACAAGCAGCCTGGACACGTACAGGCCGCTTACAGCCCAAGAACGAGTGTTCTTTGCTCGATACACCAACGAGTACCGACCGAACCCTAAATCGGTACGAACATACAACAGTCAAGTTTGGTACATCCGCAACAACAGCCTGGCACCCGTCGCGACACCCGGCACATCGTTCCACGGTTGGGGACTTGCCGTCGATATCTGGAATGCGTCAGGAAAACGCTTGGAGTGGCTACTAGAACACGCACAGCATTACGGCTTTAGTTGGGAGCTGCAATCAGAGCCTTGGCACATTCGCTACGTTGTAGGGGACAAAGTACCCCCCGCAGTGCAGCGCTGGAAGGACAGCCATGCCAACGGAAGTGATCGTCGCCCTAATTAGTACCGGGGGAGTCATCGCTGCGGCCGTTCTGCCCGCCTGGCTGATCCACAAGCTGCGCCGCGAGAATTCCACCGATCACGCCACGGTCATGACTATGCTGAGGCGTATCGAGCAAAAGCTCGCTAAACACTTGGAGGATCACGAAAATGGGCATTTTGGACGATTTGGCGCCAAAACTAACAAAGACTCAAATCATTGAGCAATTTATTGCCAACGAACCTGACGCCGAAGAATGGCGACAGGTAATGGCAGACCCGAAATACACGCACGCGGCAATCGCCCGTGAGCTGCTCAAGCGCGGTTGTCCGCTCGGCACCGTCACGCAAGCAAACAACGCGGTGCACAAACTTCGGGCAATGTCATGAGCCTCAAAGACGACCTCGAAGAACTGGCAACGATCGACGACCTGCGAGCCGCGCTTAAGCGAGCCCAGCAACAGGTACGCAAATACAAATCACAATCCGACGAGATCGTGGAAGCCGTCTACCGTGCCGCGCTTGATGCCGGCAAAGCCACCCCACCCGGCAAGCCGCTAAACGTTAGCAAAGACAAGCGAAAAGGCAAAGCCGAGGTCGCGCTTATTCACGCAACAGATTGGCAGTTGGGCAAGAAGTCGGTGTCGTACGACGTCAAGACGTGTGCGCAACGCATGGAACAGTTCATCGACAAAGTGGTGCAGATTACCGATATTCAGCGCGCTCACCACCCGGTACGCGAATGCGTACTGATGCTCGGCGGCGACATGGTTGAAGGCATTGACATATTCCCAGGACAAGCCTGGGAGATCGAGGCCCACCTGTTTGAGCAGCTATTTGAAACTTCACGCATCATCGAGCAAATGGTTCTGACCCTCGGGCAGAATTTCGAGAAGGTGCGCGTTGTCTGCGAATACGGAAACCACGGCCGAATCGGCCGCTATGGCGTGAGCCCGAAAAGCGACAACATTGACCTGTTTGCTTACCGGGTGGCCCGCGACCGCACGCGCGGCGTCTGGGTCGACTGGCAAATGTCCGAGGCTTGGTATCAGGTGTTCAGCATCGGCAAATACCGAGCCCTGCTGGTGCATGGCGACGAGGTCAAAAGCTTCGGCGGCAACACCCCCCTCTTCGGGATCATGCGCAAGGTCAACAGCTGGGCCGCAGGCGTCATCGAGCCTTTCACTGACTGCTACATGGGCCACTGGCACACCCCCCATAGCGCCACCCTCGCCAATGGGGGCCGCGTGTTCGTCACTGGCAGCCCCGAATCCCACAACGAATACGCCCGGGAATTCGTGGCCGCGACCAGCAAACCTAGCCAACGCCTGCATTTTATTGACCCCGAAAAGGGCCGTGTAGCGTCCGAGTACGTCGTATGGCTCGACTAGACAAACCCGTCCTCGTGATCTGGCATGACGCTTACGCGCGCGTGAACAACGAATGGCTCGACAAAACGTCCCTTGATGATGAGCCGTGCGTTGTCCAAACCGTAGGCTGGCTGCTGGCCAGTGGGCCCAAGTCCAAGCACCTGACGGTGTACCAATCAGGCAGCCGCGAGGACAACGACGTAGACAATGTCATCAAAATCCCCCGGGGCATGGTCCAAAAAGTCATCCCGCTCCAAATCCCCCACAAGGCGCGGCGCAAGCGCTAAGGTCAACGGCACAACCCATGGAGGTAGGACAATGAACCCGTTAGTGCTTATCGGACTATGCGCAACCGGGCTGCTCGGGGCAGCCGGCTTGTGGTCGACCAATGAACTTGATCTGGCGGGACCCCAGGCGGTGTCCTCAACGGTGTATCCGCACCCTGTTGAGGCACTGCCCGCCCCCATCACAGTGCCCTATAGCGGCCCAGGATGCGCCGAATACGCGCCCGAAGCGCTCGCAGCAGGCTTCAGCGCGGCTGAACTGCCAGTGATCCTGACGATCATTGAGCTCGAATCAATGTGCTTGCCGCACGTCATTGGCGACAACGGGCTGAGTTATGGACTTAGTCAAATCCACGCCCCGAGCTGGTGCCAGCCCAACCGCTGGAACCCCGACGGCTACCTGCGAGCCCGCGGCCTAATCAACGCCTGCGATGAACTGCTTAACCCCGGTATCAACCTACAGGCCGCCTGGTGGGTTTATGTCGAGGGTGGCTGGGAACAATGGTCAACATATAACCGTGCCTTGGAGGTACTGCAATGAAAACAGCCCTACTGATCTGCGCTGGGGTCATCCTCGGATGGTGGGCGCATCACACGCAGCTCAAATACGAATCCAATAAACGGCAGCGCGAATTCGATGAAGCGTTTGCTAGATTACGACACGCAACGGGCAAAGCCCGAAAGGATGGCAGCGCATGATTAACCACGAAGATTGGGCACAGCTCCCGCTTGGCGAAAGACTGCTTGAGCACTACCTACGCATCCCCGACGGGCTCGATATGAAGTTGCTTGGTCAGGATTTGCACGAAGCACACAACCGGCTGCGACGTCAACGCGACCGCATCCAAGATCTACAGTTTGAGGTCAGCAGGCTTGAGCGCCTGATCCACCAAGAAACCCCCTACTGATGGACCCCGTCGACATTGACGAGCTGCTCAAAAGCGCTCACGAGATCACGCACGGGCCGCGCGGCGACAATTACGGACCACCACACGAGGACTATGCCCGCGTCGCAAACTTGTTCCGCTCAATTACTGGAGGCGAAGTGCGCGACTCAGCAGACGCCGCGCTGTTCATGGTCTGCATGAAAATGGCCCGCATCGGCTACAACCGCGAAAAGCGACGCCTGCACGTCGATTCGGTGCGCGACGCAATGGGCTACCTATGGGTATACGCACAATGCGCCCAGGACCTCGAACATGACGTCCGCTAACAAACGCAAAGGCACCGCGGCTGAAACAGCCGTCGTGCAATGGCTGCGCGAAAAGGGCTACCAAGCCCAACGCAACCGGGCAGGCTGGACAGACGACCACGGCGACGTCGACGCAATCAACGGCGTCGTGATCGAGGTCAAGAACCGTCAACAGCACAACTGGTCGTCATACTTTGAGCAGCTCGGCCGCCAGATGCAGGACAAACAGGCGTACACGGGTGTCATATTGTGCAAACGATCAGGACACGCCAACCCTGGCAAATGGCTGGCAGTCATGCCCGCCGACCTATGGCTCGAACTAATACAACTTCTGGAGGAAACAGCAGATGGCATTTAAGCTCGACGACTACGAGCCAGTAGCAGCCCGACTCGATCGATGGCTCAAGCAAGAACACGCGGCAACCCCCCGCGTCATCACTCACCTTGTGCACTACACCGACACTCGTTGCGTGTTTCGTGCCGAGCTGTACGAGGGTGACGTGCTGATGGCCACTGGGTGGGCTGAAGAGACCCGGGGTGAGGGCATGGTCAATAAGACAAGCCACTTGGAAAATTGTGAGTCGAGCAGCGTCGGCCGCGCACTGGCCAACGCCGGCCTGTCGGGCTCAGATCACACCAAGCGCCCCAGCCGTGAGGAAATGACCAAGGTTGCCCGCAACACGCAAGGCGAACCCGCGGAAGACCCATTTGCCGCGTCCCCTGCCCCGCAGTACGATGAGCCACGCAACCCAGGCAAAGCCTCCGACAAGCAGGTGGGCATGATTCGTGCCTTGGCGCGTTCTCAAGGGTTGCAGCCAGGCGCCCCAGTAATCGAGGCCATCAGCACCATCCTTGGACGCAAGATTGGCCTGCTGACTGACCTGACGAAGGCAGACGCTTCTAAGGTGATCGACGCTTGGAAGGGCTCATGAGTCACGCTGACCGTCCCCCGAGACGCAACGCTTTCCCTGGCGTGTGTCGTTGCGGCAAAGAAGTAGTTGCTGGCTGGGGTTGGGTCTGGAAAGGCGGCGTGTACTGTGCTTACCCGAAAACCCCGGGAGTGTGCCCGAGGCAATGACGCTCACTGTTGGCTCAGTGTTTAGTGGCATTGGAGGCCTTGACCTGGGGCTCGAACGTGCTGGTATAAAAGTGATTTGGCAGTCAGAGATTGACCCTTACTGCTGCAAGGTATTGCGCAAACATTGGCCCGAGGTTCCTAATCATGGAAACATCAAACAAATCGACTGGCAAACAATTCAGCGACCAGACGTCATCTGCGGTGGATACCCTTGCCAACCCTTTAGCACAGCAGGCAAAAAACAAGGCGAAAACGACCCAAAACACTTGTGGCCCCAATATTTCACAGCCATTCGCACATTACGACCCAAATTCGCAATCATGGAAAACGTTGCAAATCACCTTGTCAGGGGATTTGGAACAGTTCTCGCAGACTTGGCCTCGATCAGGTATGACGCGCAATGGGATTGCATACCAGCTGCAGCCGTTGGCGCCCCTCACCTCCGTGACCGAGTCTTCATCATTGCATTGGACGCCAACAGCAACAGCCAACTACGCAGCCCCATCCATGAAGCGCCGCAAAGGAGCCGATGGCTACCTGAACCCAACGTGGGTCGAGTGGCTCATGGGATTCCCCATCGGGTGGACAGACTGCGAGGACTAGGCAACGCCGTCGTGCCTCAGGTCGCCGAATACATTGGCAGGCTCATTACACAACTAAACTAACCCGCAAGGGCGCAACCCCAGCGTGACACGGGGTGTAGGTGAGAACCCTCGCCGACTAACAGTCGGTAGTTAGGCCGTTAGAGAGCCGGGGTAGTCCCATGCACTGAAACGAGGGTGTGGGCTAGTGTGATTCGAGCGATAATCGGACGGGAGGAGCCCGGGCGCGTTATGCCCATTGAGCACTCACGCATT